CAACACATCAGGCAGGCCGACTTCGTCACCACCGCCGCAGCCGGCGATCAGCAGGCCCGCCCACAGAGCCACGGCCAGAGACTTCGAGGCGCTGATCATGCCGACACCTCGACCTGGGTGGCCGCCTCGAACGGCGTGATGATGAAATCCTCGACGCCGCGCACGATGCTGACGCCAGGCAGGCCAGCCACCGCGCCGGGCTCGTTGAGCATCGCCTCCTTGTTCGGCTCCTCCTTCGTGCGGATGAAGCGGTCGAGACCGCCGCGCCGCAGCGCGTCCAGCACCGCCTCGGTGCCGCGGATGCTGACGCTGGGCGGGCGCACGCGCCAGGACACCTCGCCGGTGACCAGGTTGGCGGTCTTGCCGTGGCGATCGTCCTCGCCCAGCAGCGCTACACGGTTGGCCTCGCACCAGGTCTGCACCCCCGTCTGTAACGCGGCGATGCGCTGGGCCAGGTCGGCCAGCACCGGCTCGGCCTGGTTGGTCAGCTCGGCGATGCGGTCGTTCAGCTCGGCGGCAACGCGGGCGTGCTCACGCTGCAAGTCGCCAATGCGGCGGATGTCGTCGGCGCACATGCTGCGCGACTGCGGAACAGCCACCGCGACGGCGGTGGACTTCATGCGGTTCTTCTTCGTGGCCATGTCAGGCCTCCTTGATGAGAGGGTTCAGTGGGGTTTCACGAGGTCGAACAGCGGCAGCTGATCGACCTGGGTGGGCGCATCGGCCCGGTCCAGCGCGGACGAGATCTGGCGGGATGTCATGGACTGGCCGGCCGCCGCCAGCCGCAGGCCCAGCACCGTGACGGCTCGCACCCGGGTCAGGCCTTGCGCGCTCAGGCGGTCGAACTCGGCGCGCAGCCAGCGCTGCCGCTTCTCGCGCAGCAGAGAGCGCATCACGGGCAGCAGCAGCACCTGCCCGCCCCAGGCAGCGCACAGCGCAGCGGCGTCCTCCTGCCCGAGCGCGGCGACCAGCTCGGCGCGCCGGGCCATGCCGGAGGCGTGGCGCGAGTCAGGCATCGGCACAGACAGCGCCACGCCAGGCCACAAGGTGATCAGCTTGGCGGCCAGCCTGGCCCCGAGCACGCGCACCATCTCGGCCGCGCCCGGAGGCACCCAGGCGTCCAGATCGCCCAGATCCTGCTCGGTGACCTGTGTCAACGCGCGCCGCAAGCACTCGGCGCTGGCGGTGGCAGCGGCGGTGGCGGCTTCGGTCACAGCTCACCCCGGATCATCGCGAGCGACTGTTCCTGCGCCAGGCGTTCCTTGTGCCGAGCGGTGCGCGCCAGCGTGCCCACCAGAGCGTGCAAGTCCTGGGGCGACACCAGATCCACCGTTTCGCCCCAGCCGTTGCGCTTGGCGATGGCATCGGCATAGCGCAGCGTGTGCGGCTGGCCGGTGATGCGCTGCAGCTCGTCGAGCCAGCTGTGCACCTCGGCCATCAGCGCGGCACGGTCCCGAGCAGGCACCGGACGGGTCCGGCCTGCAGCCCGGGCCTTCGCCTTCGGACTGACGCCGCCGGCGCGGTTGAGGTGGTCGAGCACCCGGCCGATCTGCGCCATGCTCAGCTCGGTCGCCGAGGTCTTGCCGGTCAGCGTGGCCAGCATCGTGCGGTAGGTGGCATCGTCCAGGTCCAGGGCCCGCTGCGCGGCCTTGATGGCCTTGATGCCGTTGCGACGACGGGCCTCCAGGCCCGGGCCGGGATGTCGATCAGCGGCCATGGTGCATCTCCAGCAGATCGGACAGGTCCGGGCGAGGCTGGGCGGCACGCACGCTGGCCAGCTCATCCATGCAGGCGGCGGCGCGGTTGACGGCGTGGTGCGCGATGCTGCGCGCCATCTCGCTGTCGTCGCTGGCCTCGATGGCATGCGCTTCGGCCTGTTTCAGCCGGTCGTCTTGCCGCAGATCGTGGGCAATGCCCATCATGGCCGCACCTGCAGCGAACGCCAGCACCAGGCGCAGCACGCGCAGCTCGGGCGCATCCTCATGAGATCGATGCATCGTCATGATCAGGACTCCTGTCGGGATGAGGGGCTGGAAGCACTGCACGCACTGGCACTGGTCAGTGCGATCAGCTGGTTGTGGCGGCACGACTGGCAGGCACGCCACTGGTCGACCTCGGCGAAGGTCAGGGACTCGTAGGTCCGCGCCGCGGTCTGGCGGCACAGGCTGGGCGCGATGGTCTGGCCGGTATGCGGGCAGATGTAGGCTTCCAGCGACTCGTACAGCCGGGCGATGAACCGCGGGCTGACACGGTCGGGCGGAATGTGCCCCGTGGCGACCCGGCTCACGTAGACGCGACTCACGCCCATGCGCTCGGACAGGCCCAGCTTGCCGCGGGGGTCGGCGCTGATCTCGCGCTCGAGCACGGCTCGCCAGTCCGGCGGGATCGCGGCTCGCGCCTGGTCAAGGCGACGGGTGACATCGATGCGGGTGGCCATCACGACGGCTCCTTCTGGTCATGGGCTGCGGGCCGGCGCAGCCGGTCAGCCAAAGCACGCACCCCCTCGGGCACGCCTCGGCGCGCCGGCGCCGGATCCGTGACGACCGCTGGCGCAGCCACTGGCATGACCTGGGCAGGCGCAGCCGCCCGGGACTGCCGGCGCTCGGCCTCGGTCGCGCGCTCGGCCTCGCCCTCGGCGCGGTCGGCCAGCCGGACCAGGACGGCGTAGAGGTAGCCATTGCCCTGCAACGGCAGCTCCAGCAGGCCGCGATCCCGGGCGCGCAGCAGCTCGGCGAAAGCGGCCTGCCACGTCTGCGCCGAGACCGGCCACTCCCGACCGCGGGCCTGGATGGCGCCGCGGCGCAGGTCTGGCACCAGCTCGGCCAGCAGCCGGCGCACCTTGACCAGGCTGAGCACGTGCTTGGCCGGCTTGTGCAGGCGCAGGTACTGCACGACCTGTCCGCCCAGCGGCAGGCTCATCGTCACCACATCGGCCAGCAGCCGACGGGCCTCGTCGTCATCGATCATGCGCATCAGCAGCGCGTCGAGGGACTCCTCGGCACCGCAGACCACGCAGGTGTGGGTGAGGTCGGCAGCGCTCATGCGGCGGCACCTCCAGCGGACGTGCGCAGCATGCGTGCCTGGGCCGCCGCAGCGCGGCGCGCGGCGTCGGTCAGCTCGACGCGGAACCGGTCCGGCTGAGCCAGACCGGGGCCGCGTGCGCCCTCAATGCGGTAGACCTCACCCGCGTCGATGAGCGCCGACAGATGCCGCTGGATGCTGCTGACACACAGCGTCGTCGCTTCGGCAAGCTCGTACTTGGTGGCGGGCTGCAGATCCATCAGGGCCTCGAAGACGGCCAGGCGGTTGCGCTGGTCGTCGGCACGGATGACGCAGATCGTGGTGGTGGACAGGGATTGGGTCATGGTCATCCTCATCACTTCCTGGTGTTGCGGGACGCAGCGGCGCGCTCGGCAGCGGCGCGGCGCTGGGCGTCGGTGGTGGCGACCATCCAGAGGTCAGGGTCGGTGGCGATCGGTCCTGAGATGCGGTAGAGCTCGCCGCGCAGCTCCAGAGCGCGCAGGTGACGGCGCACCACGGTGGCGCATAGCCGGGCTTCACGGCAGAGGTCATCGATGGTCGCGGGCATGCACTTCGTGCAGGCCGCGAGCACCCGGGCCCGGTTGCGCGTCGCAGCCGCTCCAGACGAAGCCGTCGCGGCTTCGCTGACGGCGGGCCGGGGCGGTGACGCCAGCGGATTCGGGTCGGTCAGCTCGCCGCTGCGGCTGATCGACGGTGCCAGCGGCCCGAGGTCACGGGCCAGGCGCCAGACCGGCGGCTGCCCCGGCAGGGCGGGTGCCGACTCGAGCACGCCAGCCCGCAGCAGAGCCGCGAGGTAGCGGTTGAGGTTGCTGCGCGCGGCCAGATCGCTCGCGGTCGCGCAGGTCATCAGCAGGTCGGGCATGCTGAAGACCGGCATGGCGCGCATCACCCACCAGGCCCGGGTGCGCAGCGGGCGCTTCGGCCGAGGCTGCATCACGGCGGGCGCGCTGGCAGCCCGCGACACGGTGGACGGTGTCAGCAGAGGGATCAGCACGTCACGTCCCTCCAGCCGCTGCCGGGCTCCCAGTACGCCAGCACCTGCCGGTCGATCGGGGCGTACAGGCGCCAGACCATGCGTCCTCCGAGGTCGGCATAGACCTGCCCCATCTCCGCGGCGACGCGCCGGACATCCGCGACCTGCTGGGGGTCGGCCGCGTCGATCGTCATCAGGATGCGCCAGGCCCCTGCGCTGTTGAGCTCGAGCCGGGCCGGTCGGCGAATCGAGCGGATCGGCTTCAGTGCGGCGCTCACAGCTCACCTGCCTTGCGCTGCAGGCGCGACATCACCTGGCGACCGCGCCGATAGTCCTCGCACAGCGCGCCGCGCATGTCGGCGCTGGCCATGCGGGTCTTGCCCGCGGCACGTGCGACCCCCTCGATGCGAGCGAGGGCATTCAGCACCGACCGCATGCGCCCTTCGGTCTCGGTATGGATGCGCTGCAGCAGATCCGGCTCGATCTCGATCTCGGCCAGTTGGCGACACACCCCGGCCACGTCTGCGGCACTGGCCGGCGCGAACTCGACCCAGTTGAAGATGCGGCTGCTGATCTGCTGGTGCTGACCGAAGCGCCACACGTCCTGCGGCATGGCGATCAGGATCACCGGCGTGCCCGACTTGTCGGTGATGCCGCGCAGGCGCTCCAGGCAGGCGGCCCGGTCATCCAGTGCGAAGCCGGCCTCGTCCAGGATGATGGCTGACTGGCTGGCCACCAGGCGGGCACCGATGGCCGTCTCCATGGTGCGGCCCTGCGGGATGCCCATACGCTCGGCCAGCGCGGCGATCAGGCGCCCCGGCGTCATGCCCTGCACAGCCGTCAGGTAGACCGCACCTTCCGCCGCACCCCAGTGGTACAGCGTGGTCGTCTTGCCTTCGCCAGGCCGACCGGTGACCAGCAGCCAGGAGGCCTCGCGGGCGCCGCGCACGGCCAAGCTCGCAATACCGGCCTCAAGACGGGCCAGATTCTCGGTTCGGACAAAGTGTCGTTTCATGGATACTCTCTTGCTTACTCTCGAATCCCCTTTGCGGGGTTTGTTGTCCCGGCCACTTCGCGGTGGCCGGGTTTTTTCATCGAGGGGACCGACTCGGCCGCCTCAATAGAAATCGAAGTCGCCCATCGGGCGCAGGTAGTCCTCGGCCGATTCGCCGGCCTCGCGGCGCTCGCGCTCCAGGCGGGCCGACATCTCGGCCAGCTCGGCCTGCTCTTGGGCCACCTTCGCGGCCTTGCGCTCATGGGCGAGCTGCAGGCAGTAGCGGTCGAAGTCGTCCATGCCCTCGGGCTCGTCAGGGGCCTGCTGCGGCACGACTTCGGCCACGCGGGCCACCACCTCCAGCCCGGGGTGCTGGCGCATCAGGTCGCTCGGGATCTCGAACACCTCGACCGTGTGGTCCTCGAGGGCGGGGGGCGCAGCGCGCTGCTCGATCTGCTCGATCTGGCGCTCTCGCCGACGGATCTGTGCGGCGGCACGCTTCTCTCGCGCCGCGTCAGCCAGCGTCTGCGTGATGTAGCCAGAGGCCTCGACCAGCTCGGCGCGCGCGATCAGCCGACCGTCCAGGTGCTTGATCCAGACGTGGCGGTACTCGTCGGCATCGATCGCCACCAGCACCTCGGTGCCTTCCAGGTGATCCAGCTCGCTGCAGCGGTAGCGCTGGCCGGCATAGGCGCTGACGGCCCCGCGGCGGACGGTCTTGATGACATGCAGCCGGAAGGCGTCGCGCAGCTCGTCTTCGGTCATCACCACCGGCGACCAGCCTGCGGCGCGGGCGGCCTGCAGTGCCTGAGCAGGCGTCATGTGGACCATGCGGCCATCGGCACCACGCACCTTGGGCAGGGCCCGGTGCGGATGGTGGTTCCACTTCTCCTCCAGAGCGTGGATCCAGTCGCAGGCCTGCTGCCAGGTCTCGAAAACCAGCCCGCGCCCCTCCCGCTGGGCCTGGAGCTTCAGGACATGGGCGCTCTCCAGGTCGCCGGCCCGGCGCGCCTTCGTCATGCCCTTGTAGATCCGGCCGACCCGCTTGTAGGCGAGCTCGTCCATGCCCTTCGGGTTCTGGTAGGTCGCCAGCGCCCGGGATTCCCGGTCGAGCCAGGTGTTGAAGTTCTCGGCGATGCCGTTGGCCTGGGAGTTTCCGACCTCGGCGGGATGCTTGATTTCCAAGCCCAGCCGCGAGGCCAGGCCATCGAACTGTTCCGACTTCACCCGGTCGTTCTTGATGGAGCGGGTCGAATCGGTCTGCAGCACGGCGGGCACGCCACCGAAACGGATGCATTCCTTCAGCCCGGCCAGAATCACGTCGGTGCTCTCGGTCAGGCCAATGCTCATCGGCGTGACATAGCGCGTGGCCACGTCGTGGAAATGCCAGATCTCGTAGGTCACCGGCTCGCCGGTCACCGGGTGCGGCGCGCGGAAGTGGGTATTCCAGCCGTCGGCGTGCACAAGATCCCAGGGCTGCAGACCCTCGGCATCACGGTGCTGATAGAACTTCTTCGCCCTCAGGGCCGAACCCTGATAGCGGCCGCGCATCTTGTCCGACTCGGACAGCTTCTGCAGATAGCGCAGCACCTGCTGATAACTGGGAGCGGGCGCGCCGGGCGGGAAACCCCATTCGGGTCGCCACTCGGCCTGCATCTGCTCGTAGACCGAGCGGACCGTGGGTTTCTGCGGCCGGCAATACAGCGTGCGCACCACGGGATGCCAGGGCCGCTCGGTGAAATCCGGCGTGGAGGTATCTGCCGGCAGCAGCGCATCGGCGCCGCGCTGAGTTTTCAGCCCGATCCAGCGCTGCAGCGTCGGCAGGCTGGGCAGGCCGTCTGCAGATTTGCGGCCCTGCGGGGCCTGAGTCCGGCGCAGGACCGCCAGCACTTCGGCGGACAGATCCCCTGCACGAGCCCGGGAGAGAAACACCGTGCAAGCCGCACGGGTGCTGCATCCCTGATCACGGGCCAGCCGCTCGATATGACCGATGACGACCTTGCGTGCGGTGAGGATGGCGCGCTGCTCGGTCGTGGCGCGGGCCACCGAGGATTCGACATTCACCAGCTCGCGCCGATCGGTCGCCGGGGCCAAGGCACGCACAGGTGTCGTCGGCAGAACCAGCGTGGCACGCACCGGCTCGGAGAGCTGGGCGGCAACCGCGGCCAGCTCGCATTCGGCCAGGTGGGTGCGGGTGACTTCGGGAAGGCTGTCTCGGTGATATTCAATGCCCTTGCCTCGCATTTTATTGCGAGTATTGGGCAAATTTTTTTCCGCCCAGGAGCGCACGCCGCGATCGGTTCCCGGCATGCCTGGCATTCCAGCCAGTTGTTGAGCGGTAAACCACATGGCTGTCATGAGGCGTCTCCGCCAGGTCGCTTCTGTTCGTGAACCGTGCGAACCAGCCCGTCGATGATCGCGGACGAGTTCTTGCCGTGGGGCCGGCGCCCGTCATTGCGGCGCCCCCAGGTGCGGAGAGCATGCGAGATGGCCGACTGCTCGAAGCCATGTGCACGCCCCCAGGCCGTCAGACTGGCCCAGCCCAGGAGCGCAAGCTCTCCGCGCAGGCGCAGCTGATCACCAAGCAGATCGTGATCTGCTGGCGGTGTCTGTTGTGCGTTAATCTTCATGGTGCATGAAGTATCACGCAGCAAAATGCGAAGGTCAAGAGAAAAAGTGCGAATTCGCGCTCTTCCTTTTCGTTTCCGATTCCCAGAAGACGGGAACCATCGGCATGTCCGATAAAAATCCAATGGAATCAATGACTTATGACTGAATCGGAACAGAAGAGAGAACGGCGCACAGCACTTCCGATTCGTGACGACGAATCGGAACTGGTCAAGCGCCTGCGGGAGCTGATCGATGATGACTCGGTGAGTGCGTTCGCCAGGCGCTGCGGCATCGGCGAGAGCGTGCTGCGCAGCTACCTGGCCGGCGCCATGCCCAGCGCAGATCGACTCGCCGCCATCGCTCAAGTGCGAGGCGTCACCACGGACTGGCTGATCTGCGGATTCGAGCCCAAGCTGAGAGCGGACATCGTCAGAGCCACCGGCGGCCTGGACAGAGGCCGCCTGCAGGACGCCATTGCAGCCGTCGAGGAGGGCCTGCGCGTCGCTCAGAAGCGCCTGTCGCCCGACAAGCATGCCGAGCTGATCAGCC